TGGGGCTTCATAGGAGGCTGTCTTTACAGCTGGCTTAATGCTTATGTTGGTTGGCGTCATGGCTTCGTCCAACGAGGAGGCCTTCGCTGCGAATATGACACCAGTAGTTCCTATTAATAATGCATTTCTTGAACTTAGCCAAACAATATCATTACTATCCTTACTAGCAACTGTATACGTCATCGCAGAAGTTGAATCTACCTCGCCCTTATAACTATCGTTATCAGGTTGAAAGATCTCAATGTCACCCGCTCTACTAAACCAAAGTGTTTGTGATTGAGCCGTGGTGTTGCCTAACACCAGTCTTTGTTCGTGAAAGGCTACACATTTAGGATAACCCGTGGTTGCAGAGAATGCTCCTAGTTGCCATTGCGTGTTTGCAGTTCCCGCCGATTGTGCTTTTTCAACAGTAGCTGTAACCTGTGTTGGGCTTGTGTACGCGGTGATAGTTAATTCGCCCCACTCGGCTGTTGTACTTGGTCGAAAACGAATAGATCTTCCTACGTCTGTACTAACAAACACATTGCCGCTAGTCGTCACAGTCACAGAACCAGTCGTTCCTGAAAGCTGCATAGTGTAACCCGTTCCTATCCCACCATAGGTTGCATGGGTCTTGGAAAAGTAAGGACCGTCGACAAGATCCACTGTTACAATATCCCATTGACTTGCGCCAAACCTTCTTAGTTTTCGAAGTGCATAACTTGGATGAGCAATGTACATGGTATCTTTAGATGCAGCATATTGCAGCTCTTCTACATCATCTTTACTCCAAGGAGTTACGAGCTCATAAACAGGAGTAGATAAAGACACAGTGTCAACATCAGCATCGTTATTGTTACCATTGCGAAACTGAACATAGATAGTTCCTGCCGATGTCGTCGTGAACGATATTGCATTAGCGCCGTTGGTAGCCGTTCCACTTGCCCACTCCGTTCCACCTGAAGTTGAACCTATTCTATACTCGCATGTGTTGGTGGCGTTGGTGAAAGACAATACATACGTTCCAACACCTACATAGGTAACAGCTTGAGTTCGAATGGCAACGCCACTTGCCCCACCATTAAGTCTCATCACCCCCGCTGTTTGAGACGAAACACCTGTACCCGTATCACCATCTGTCCAACCAGTTAGGTCAGTCGTAAATGTTCCATTCGTAATAGCAGCTGTGCTTAAAAGAATTCCACCGTTTCGATAAAAGCGAACATAATAATCACCAAACTCTAATATGTACGACTGATCACTTCCAATAACGAAAGGTATGAGAACAGTAGTGTCCGAGCTATCTTTAACCTCACGAATAAATTCAGTTCCTGGTCGTTTCATCACCCCACCTTGAGGTAGAACAACCATGTTTTGAAGTGTTTGACAACCATTACCATATTGAGCAAGCGTGGTGCGCCCCTTCATATAAGGAGATAATTCACCACTACTAAATGAACTTTGAAGATGTACTGCTTTCACCATGGATTGCCCCAAGAAGTATCGTATCCATACCTTGCATTAAGAAATGTCTCTGCTTGTAGTTGATCAGGTGTGTCTTCTTGCCCGTCTACTTGTTTGGCCAAGAACAACTTACGCTCAAACTCTTCTTTTAATGATCCTATTCGTTGATGAGAACCAATCAAGATATAACTTAGGTTCATTGCTAACATTAAAATAAATGCTTCCACAAAGAGTGGATCGTACTTTGTTACATCTTCAATTCTAGATATATAGACAACGTTAACAACGTTTGCATCGGTAAGTAACTTTCCACGTTCTATTTTATATTGTGTGTTTGTATCTTCTAAACCTACGATTCGAATATAGTCTGCTGGTAATGGATAACTATAAGCATATCCAAAAGCAGGTGTAGCAGTTTCAGATGCCAAGGTAGCTCTGGTCACTGCAAAATTCCATAAATGCATTCGAAGTAAGGTGTCAAGTGTTCGATCAAACACTAAGTTGCAAGCGTTTGCAGCTTTGTTTCCATCCGTTAAAGAGGTGATTGGATTGCACCCAATAAGTAGGAGTGCGTTATTGCATATAGAGACTTTACTGGTTGGCATCTTACCCATCGGTTTAGTTGAGAACGTCTGAGTAAGATGCATGGTTTATTCTAGACGTATTGAAGCACTAATGCTACATGACCTGCAGCTGCTGTTGCGGCGGCAGTTGTAACTTTCATGCCAATAAGTAAGTTTCCACCAGGGTTAGAGGTTAAACCACCTAATTCCCAAAGTGGTTTGCCAATCTTAGCAATGTCAAGAGCTTCGAAAAGAATCTCAACACCTGATGTGTTAGCAGCTTGAAGTGTTGTAATTGCAGATGCGAAACAATCTACGTCTACGGCTGTTCCTGAAGTCTGACCAGGAACGTCAGCTCCATAGTAAAGACCAACGTCAACTGCAAGTTGAGGTGTTCCATGACTGTCTAAGTCATCGTTGTAAATCATCAAACTTGTTGGAACTGCTCCTGCTGGAACTGGTAAAAACAAGAAGATGTCATCGGCTTCGTCAATTGAAGTTGTAGCTACGTTATTTACCACGTGGGCCATCTTTAAGCCATTACCTGTTTGGCCATACGTTCCCATAACGACGGGGGACGCTTCCATGTTGGTAATCAAAGTGCTTTTTGCTGTACTAGCTGTCATTCAAATTCTCCTATATAAACACATTAAATTGTGTAAGCGTTAGCATTTCTTGCCGCCGCCCTTTTTTCCGCCTTTTGATCCTTTAGCCATAGTCTATCTCCTTAAGATTTACGTGGGTCACAAGCAATTTGAATGACGGCTTCCTCAAACATACGTGTAGCGCCGGCATCGAAATAAGAGTGCAATTGTTGTGGGTGTCCAACTTTGTCCACACGTGGTGCAAGCTTGGTTGTCAAAGGTTGACGCTCAAGAACTTTAACCGCGTTACGAGCAACAACATAGACAAACTCATCTGAAGATGTGTCTACGCCTGTGTCTTCGTATTGAATGAAGTTCATACCAAGATAACCTGCTAATGCTGGCTCAAATCCTGAACTTTCAAGTGGCTTTGCTGTTACATAATCACCGCTGCTTGCACGTGCATGGGCTAACAAGTTTGCTAACTGACCAGCAGGAGCGATACATACAAAATCACCCATAGCATAGTTTTGCTTGAGAAGACGTTGTGCTCCTAGAAGTTTGCCAGGTGTCAACCCCTTGTCTCCAGCTGTGAGATCTAAGTCAAACGTAATGCTGTTGACTGCAATCTTTGAGGCTGAAGGCAATGCTGTGCTTGTTATAGTTCCACTTGATTGAACTGAAGCTGAACCACCAATAGCGTCAATAATGATTTCGTCCATCTTGCGACCAAGGCTGTAAGCCATACTACGAAGAAGTTCAGAAGTTGGATCTGCTACCATGTCCATCAAGTCATTGATGTCTGGTGTGTAAGCGGCATAATGTGTTTGAAATGTGATCAAACGACGTTCGTACGTTTCAGCATCAGGTGTGATGTCTTGTAAACGTGAAGTCTTTTGATGTGACGTTGTTACCCCAATCTTGTCAACATAGGACTTTTGTCCTTTTGCTACTTCGCGTGGGAAAATATTAATTAATCGTGAACCTTCTTGTTGCAATTCCAAAAGAAGATTGTCGTTAAAGAGCGTTAAAAAACGATCTGAAAACGTACCTGTTACTGCCATTGTGTTAATCCTTTCATTGGCAAATTGAACTAACCATACTACTCAGCCGTGTATAAGGAATTAAGACGTTGAACTGCCGCGGCTTCACCTCGTCGATAACGAGACATAAAATCCCGATCTGAGCGCAACCTAGCAATTTCACTTTTTCTCAACTCGTCACTCTTGGCAAGCCGTACAGCGGTATCGGATTGTACAAGTCTGTCCTCTGACAATTCTCTTCCAATCTTTGCGAATGCTTTTACTAATGCAGGATGATTTCCTAATCCCGTATCATCCATATATTTCCTAAAAGCAGAGTCTGTATAAGCATCAAGTGCTTTTCTCGCGTTCTTAACTTCACTGTCGAAATTGGCTCCAAAGTCCTTTTTGAGTTCGAGAATGTATTGATCCGTCTGGATCGCTTTAGATTTCTCTATTGATTCTCTTTGTTTGATCTCTAAG